AAAATTAGATACCTCGATGCCGATGGTAACATCACGGATGAAGCAAGCGCCGTTCACAAAGCAGCCTTCGTTGGCTGCACGTATCATTGCGGCTAAAAATACTCTCACCAAATAGTAGATATGCCTATCGCAACACCCCAAGGCACGCTCGATTTCAAGAGCGTCGATAAGGTGACTTTCGTCGGGGCTTCATCGAATACGGTAATCGATACGACCACAGGAAGCCTCGGTGTCGGTGTGGGTGTTGGTGGGCCTACATCTAATTTACACGTGGTGGGGAATACCCACCTCGAAGGGGATATTAACATGCTCCATACAGCAAATACAGCCTCTATCAAACTCAACTCTAACGTGGTTACAGAGTTTCCTCGGTCAAAGAAGCTTATTAAGTATCCGAGGGTAAATTTAAATTCAGCTTCACAAGATGGATACGTAGTAACCGCTTCCACGGATGGGTATGTTTCCACAAAATTTCATAGGTACGATCCATTTAGACCATTCGTTAGTGGGACGGGTACTAATAGTGCTAATGGGTGGCACTCGGGACCGCCGGACAGCACAAACCCGACAACCACTTGGAATCAAACGTTTAATACATCGGGATATTATGATAAAGATGTTACGAGTTATGGTGCAGGTGGCTACGCGGGAACAAGTATCGCAGGAATAGAATCCGAATGGCTCAAACTGGAATTACCGCATAAAATTATTTTGTCGCATCTTTACTACCAACAGCGAGACGGCCAGAGTATAAATTATTCTCAAGCTCCAAGAGATTTTAGAATTTTAGGTTCTAATGATGATGCCAACTGGGATACTATACGGACGTTTACTAACCAGGATTCTGTGGCTGAAGGACAAACCGTGGTAGCAGAAGCCGACAAAGGATACAAATATTTAGCATTTGTAGTTACCAGAGTATGGGGTGAGGGATCCAACCGCCATCTCACTATAAAAAATATTGAATATTACGGCGTCCCCGAATACGACCCCGCGGCTTACGGAACAGACGTGGTGATCAAGTCGGTTCCCAACGTGCCTAACACAGATTGGTTAGATATATACTATGATGGACAAGACTATACATCGATGCAGTCGACTGTTGATAATAAAACGGGTGTGAGTACGTACGATGCCACACCCATTAATGGTGTTGGTTTTGATGCGACACAAAAAGCGTTTACTTTTGACGCAAATTCTAATCAATATCTATCTACGAGTACACCCATCAGCGGAAATTACGTTCACTCTATATCGATATGGTTTAAGGGAACTAACTTAACACCGACGCAGGGTGATACTATAATGTGGGTTGGTGATAATACCAATAATAAAAGAATTGAAATTTATATCGAAAACGACCGAATTAATTACAATTTCAAAGAAAACGATTGCATAGCACATGTCAATCTTGAAAATGATCGATGGTATCACTTAACATGTACCTATAATGGTGAACAAGGAGGGAATGGGCGAGACATATATCTAGATGGTCAACGATTATCCACATCTCATTCTGGAAATTCGGCTGATTTGAATATAACTAATAGCACTTTGAATGTAGGTGGTTTTAGTGGAACAACTCCTACGTATCAGTTCAGTGGTTTCATCGCCAATTTCCGTCTCTTCAACCGAGTTCTGTCCACCGACGAAATTTACCAACTCTACGCCTATCAGAAAGAGGACTTTGGGCACGGGGACTTGTCCATGACTCTCAAGGCGGGGCGACTTGGAATTGGGACTTCAGAGCCTAAGGCGGTCCTGGATGTGCGGGGAGTAGGGAGGTTCAAACACGCGAATGATCCAGGTGATAGTGATTTATTAGATGTTCACGGGGCGATACGAGTTACAGGTGAAAGCCCTGATTATTTAAGAATTAGATTGGGCAATTATTTTAGTGTAGGAGAAGCGACTGGAGTAGCTGTACCTGAAACCCTTGAGGCGGGGAGGCCTCTTACCGATAATCCTGGTGCCGGTTCGGCAATTATAGAATACACGGGTGGTGAATCAGATACTACGAACGAAGGTGCTCATATATGGTTAAATGGTGATACAATTGGTATAATGAATACAGGAGACCGAGGTACTTTACATTGGTATGATAGTGACATGCCAAGCGCTCACACAACTTCGGGACGGCATTGGCAGATAAGTACGTCCGGTGGAATTGCGAATACAAGTGATTTAACATTAAAAAACAACATACGATATTTTGACGACGAGTATAATACTTCAGATTCGATGCTCAAGTATTCACAAATAAAATTTTGTAAGTATAATTGGAAAAAAGAGTTAAAAGATCCCTCCGGTGTAAAAGAAGATTTTTACGGTGTAATAGCACAAGAAATAGAACCTTTATTCCCAGAAATGATACAAGCTGATGCGGCTGGATTAAAAATGTTAAAGCAGGAACGATTACAATACATTTCATATCACATGATTGCCAATTTAATACAAAAAAACGCTGATTTGGAAGCTCGTATTTCAGCCCTTGAAAATGCATAATTCCTCCAAAGTGGACTGCTTCCCACTTTGCAAGAAAAAGAGTTCCAAGTGCGAAGCACTTATCCCGTATTAAACAAAAGCCGTTGGCTTTTGGGCGTTTAAAAAAACCTCCCTTCATAGTAGATATGTCGCTGGAACAGACGATCGATAATCTACAGATCCGGAACGCGAACATGGTCACATTCGTCGGCACGTCGAATACCATGGTCGATACGACGACGGGTCGCATCCAGACGAAAGGTATCCAGCACAATTCCAATGTGATCACGGACGTTTCGGGTCCGCACGGACGAATCGGTCCGACGCTTAAGAAGTATCCCGAATTTATTTTTGAGGAGGGGAAGTTTGAAGCCAATGACTCGACCAAAACGTACGTTCGAGCGGGGTACACTGTAAGTTCGAGTAGTACGTTTGTTAGTGGTACTGATGCCCGTGTAGCTTGGAGAGCATTCGATGGTAATGCGGACGGGTCGGGGAATCCGCCAAATATATGGCAAACACATTATGCAAATACCTTTGACAACAATTCACCATATGGAATACATACAAACAATACAACTAAGGGTACTTTTACGGCGGATGGAGTCACGTATATAGGTGAATGGATAAAATTAAAATTGCCTCATAAAATTAAATTAAATTATTTAAAATGGGAAACTTCAATAGATGCTCGCCGCCCCAAAAAGGGTGCTATTCTAGGAAGTAATAATAATTCAGATTGGTACACTGTAAAAGCGTTTGATAATGATCTAGTATGGACAGTCGATAACGTGGCTGACTATGCCCATATAACATCAAGTTCAAATTCTGCTTATACATATTTCATGGTCGTTATAGAACAAGTACAAGGGGGTGATGGTAGCTGTTGGGGAAATCAAATAAGTTTATACGGCTACGAAGATCTTGCTACACAAGGAGATCATTCGGTCGATACAACCTTTAAGTCCCGCTTTAATAACCCCCAAACGACGGGTGTCCAAGTCCTCGTCGATGGTGCGACGGGGGTAGGGACGAACCAAATTTCGGGTGGTCCCGATCCTTCGGGGAACCAATCGACGTACGTCACGGACGGTAAATACTGGACCCTTAACGGAACCTTAACCTCTAACCTTTCCGTAGAGGCCAACACCTTCTTGGAGGGTGACCAACCCCACGCAGTTTCCGTGTGGTTCAATTCTTCTAATTTGGAAGCGAACGTTTCCAATACGTGCGTTTTCTCCATTGCCTCGGAAGAGAAGTTAGATTCTGTGAACTTGGATCTCCAATCGAACACGTGGCACAACCTAACTTACTCCTATCAAGGTGAAGGTGGCTCCCGAGTCACCTACCTCGATGGACGTAAGGTGGCCGAGGACCAAGCCGAAGATACCTTCGGGGACTACCCACCGTTCGCCATGACTGGGTACTCCCAAGGTGGGTATGTGGCGAGTGCGAGTAGTGAATACACAACATATAGTGCATGGAATGGTTTTGATGAGATACAAAGTGCCAGTGGTATTCAAAATCATTGGAGTGGAAGTTCACAGAAGTATAATACTTCGGATGGAGATTGGAGTGGAGATACGGCATCAATATATACGACAAATGTAGAAGGTGTAAATAAGTATGGTGAATGGCTTCAAATTGAATTTCCGCATAAAATCAAATATAATTATTCCAAAATCAAAGCACCCTATAACTACTCGGAGCGTCAACCAAGAGATGGATATATTGTAGGTAGTAACGATTTGTCGGGTCAGTGGACAACGTTACATCGTTTCACGGGGGTCACACGAAGCAGTGGAACTGAAACGGTCACATATACACCACCTTCAGCACCAACAAATGCGTTCAAATATATCCGCCTCGTTATCGAAGCTATGACAGCTAGTACTGGACAATATGCGGGTATAGACGAATGGGATATCTACGGCCACCGCGAGAACGACCTGGTTCGCCTTCCCGATCCCACGAATGTCTTGAAGTATCCGCATATTACGATGACGGGTCCGGCGCAGAGGGGGTATGTGGCGAGTTCAAATAATGAATATATACCCGACGGCAGGTTAGCATGGAAAGCGTATGATGGTATAGATACCGATGGATCAACTAATATAGATGCATGGATGACAAACGATCCGTCGTGGACGACTGCAACACCTGGCGAACCTATCGGAACTGGTGATCTTGCCCCTGATACATTCACCGTAGGAGGTGTAAATTATACTGGTCACTGGAACAAATTAGAGTTACCGCATAAAATCCGAGTTAGTCAGATATACATGTCGAGTCGTATGTCAACTAGATTACCATATAAAGGTGTTTTTCTAGGTAGTGATGATGATTCTTCATGGGAAGTCATATATAGTTTTAATAATACACTGACCTGGAGTACAGTAAGTGGAGTAGGACAAGCTACGACTATTACTGGAATTACGAACACTAATTCGTATAAATACGTGATGTTGGTTGTTCAACAGATTAACGGATCGGATGACAGGTTATGGTTAAATCAAATCAAATACTACGGCACAGGTGTCGACTCCATCCCCATCCAAATCGGCGGTGGAAACATCGACAAGGTGGCCAACTTTAGGGTCTACGATAGATTCATCGGGGAAGACCAAGTGAACGAAATTTGGAACGCGCAAAAGGAGGAGTTCGGGCGTGCGAAACCGCAGATGGTGCTTCAACAAGGAAAATTGGGGATAGGCACGGATGCACCCCAAGGATCCTTGAGTGTAGCGGATGAACCGCACAACTTGGAAGAGTTTCCTCCGAGGGCTATGACGGCCGAGGAAACGTATATAGAGGGACATGGTGTGTTTAAGGTGAGTTCCGAATGGAACAGAAGTTCTGATTACGAACCTTTCGCGGCATTTAATAAATACACAAACGATATCAACGCTATCGTATCACAAGATCGCATGTGGTGGTCGAGTATCGATGCTTTTACTGGTAATCCAGGTGTGTTTAATGGTGATACATCTAAAAATATAGGTGGATATACGGGTGTTGGGCTTAAACTCGAATTACCTTATAGTATATTATGTAGTCGTATCGACTTGTATCCTAGAAATCCATACAACGCACCACCGTATTCACAGAACCCACGTGCGTTTAAATTTATCGCGAGTAAAGATAATGAAATCTGGGATTTATTACACGAAGAAACAAACTTCGTCGATGTAGGAGGTACAGCTCACCCATTCTATATCAACACCACCCAATACTATAAATATTTTGCGATTGTCGTAACAGGCGTTGCTGGTAACACCACGCTTGTATCAATTGTAGATTTACAATTCTTCGGCACCCGCGAGCAGGGACAATCCGTCCTCCACGATGGCCAATTGACCCTCACCAAGAACCTCACCGTTCCCCGAATTGGACCAGACCTTGACGCGGACGATACACCCCGTCGGGATCGACTCGTGGTGGAATACAACACCTCGACGAACCCCACCTTTGAGGGGACTGTAAAGGATACGAGTGGGAGAGGGAATGACGCAGTTTTTAGAGGCACAGCATCGTACGATGCTACCCAAAAGGCTTTTAATTTCACGGACCATACTAGATCTTTAGTCATCGCGAGAGACAATATAAGTGGTGTTTCGGGTGATATTCTCGCCACTATTTCTTTATGGTTTAAGATGGATGACGATCCAGCGGAAACATCTGGAAAGACTTTGTTTCAGATTGGAAATTCAAACAATACCGGAAAAAAAATATTTATATTCGTGTACGGAAGTAATATTTATCTGAGTATGGGTGGTAATAATTATATATATGCACCCTCCACTACGATTGTGCGAGGTAGGTGGACGCATGTCGTAGGTATTAAAAAAGGTACAGGGCCGGTCGGGTCTGGGTCTGTCGACACGTCGCACTCAAATGACGTGCTGGAAATATATATCGATGGAGTAAAACAGGCGGTAACAAATTGGAATGACCAAGACACATTAAACATTGATAGAGAAAACCAAATTATAACCGTGGGTGGTGGTTCTAGTGATGTTAGTACGTTGGTGAGTGGATTTGATGGATACATTTCTAATGTTAAATTTTGGGGTGGTATCGTGCTCACAGCCCAAGAGGTCAAAACCCTCTACGATATGGGTCGGTGCGACGAGGGACACCACGTGGTAAACTTCTCGAAGACTCGGGTCGGTATAGGCTTGGGGGATGGGGAGGCTCTGAGGGGGGCTTTGGATGTGAGAGGTGAAACACCCTTTATTGGTCCAGGCTTAGTCATAGATCAAAATGCATCCGGAAATTGGGGAACTCAAGGTGACCCAGCGAATATGAATGGTTTGCTTTTAACACTGACGGGGGAAAGTGGTCTAGCAGGTTCTAATTATTGGAATATGAGTATTCAGGTTACAGGTGATAGTAGTTTATTATTCGCACACAGAGGTAAACAGACTGCATATATTCAAAGTGGAAATAGTAATAACCCACTCGATTTCACTGGTCAACACAGAACATTCATCAAGGATGTACCATTTTCCCAAGTGGGTGACTTAGAAGGTCTCATCGTCTCATCCGACCAAAATAAATACATTAAATTGAGTGGTAGTATCGAAGCTGGTTCGAATGCGATCACGATAAATGAATCACTTCCAGTCGTTTCTCTCTCGAATGTCGTAACTGATAAAAAGTGTTTCGGTGTTATTTCAGCCTCCGAAGACCCCGAAAATAGAAGTGATGCGTATGGTAGTTTCGTAACCCCATATGAAAAAGAAAAGGGTGATACTCGCGTCTATATCAACTCCGTCGGCGAAGGTGCCATTTGGGTTGTAAATACTAACGGGTCCCTCGAGTCGGGTGACTACATTACGACATCCAACGTCGCTGGCTATGGTCAGAAACAGGATGACGACGTGCTTCACAATTACACGGTCGCCAAGATTACTATGGATTGTGACTTTGAACCTGTGACTCAGCCTATACAAATTATTAAAAAAGATGAAGAAGGTGAAAATGTTTTAGACGAACATGGACAGATCCAATGGGAGGATCATCCTACAGAAACAGAAAAAGCATATAAGGTGAGATATCTCACAGCTGATGGTACTCAAACAGATGAGGCCAACACAGTTCACATAGCGGCGTTCGTGGGATGCACATATCACTGTGGTTGAGTACCCAAGAAACTATTTGTACTTCACACCTAATAACACGTAAATCATTTCTTACGTTATATTAGATGTCTATCAATAATCTGAATACGTACTTGAACGTCAGGGACGCCCACCTTCGGGTGGTTTCAGGAAACGTCTACGCGCAAGCGATGAATATTGGTGGAATAAATGTAGAGACCGCACACGGTCTCCAAAGTGTTTCCGATACGGGAAACGTTACTTCGAATACTCTACAATTCTCCAATGCAACGACAGGCTTCGTGACGACCGCGAATGCCCAGATCGGGCGGGATCTCGTAGTGACTGGAAACGCAACCGTTTCGACTGATTTAACCGTGAGTGCAAATGCTACGGTGACGGATACACTCACCATTTCCGAGCACTTAATCGCTTCGAAAGAAGCAACAGTCACGGGTAATTTACACGTCACGACGATTCGGTCGGATTCGAATGTCGTCGCCGAATACACGGGACCCCACGATCGACCCCTGCGGAAGTATCCGGAGGTGGGTTTTCCGACACAAGCCAACGGTGACATAGGAAATACCACCGTCACTTACAAGGGATACACGCTTACGTCTAGTACGACATATAATTATATTAATCATAACCTGACTAACGCGCTCGATGGTCTTACAAATACTACATGGTCAGGTAATCTTGGAAACTACACAACCGCAGGTGTCCCACAAAGCACAACTCGTGGTGGACTAGGGGACTATGTTCAACTTGAATTACCTAATGCAATAAAAATACAACACACAAAGATTTTTTCACAAGAAACTGCTGGTTATTCTAATGGACCAAGAGATATTACGTTATATGGTAGTAATAATGGGACGGATTGGACGTCAATTAAAGTTGCCACAGATTTACCTTTAAATGGTGAAGCTTTGAATACTACCATTTATGTAAATTCAATTACGTTTTACAGATATTTTAGACTAGAAATCAATAAAATATGGATTGATTCTGGAAATGCAACTTATCCGAGAATTGCTGAATGGGAACTCTACGGCTACGAAGAAGGCAGTGGCTCCCTAGACACGACCCTAAAGACGGTGTATAACGTGCCGGCGACCACGGGGACCCAGTTGGAGGTTTACTATGATGCGAAGGGTGAAAGTACAGTGCAGAGTCCTATTCCAGACCTTTCCCCAAATACGAATACCGGAGCCGTCTCGGGACATTCACCCACATTGGATTCGACTGGTGGCATTGATTCCTTCAAGTTCAACGGGTCTTCACAATACGTAACTGGAGCACACGGGTTAACAACCGGTTCCGATCCAGTTCATACGATTTCTTTATGGTTAAATGCGGTAGAAACGACTGATCTTGATTATGTTGTCCAACTGGGTCAAGGAGGTACTTCTCATCAGCAGTCTGCTATTATTTTTAAAGACAACAAAATCAGTCACGCACATTGGGGTTCTGGTGTGTTATCAGATGTTATTATTGCTACAAATGTATGGTATCACGTTGTCGCGGTATTTACCGGAGGAAATGGATCCGATTTATCAAAGCACAAAATATTTATAAACGGTGAAGACGGGGGTATAGGTCCGTTCCCGGGTTCCAGCGATGGAGCTGTCGTTTTAACTGGAACGCAGGTTACATTAGGTAGAAATAACTATCACGGTGGTTCACCAGGTAACTATTTCAACGGTTCCATTGCGAATTTCCGTGTCTACTCCAAAGCTCTCAACGCCGACCAAGTGAAGGAACTCTACGACTACCAAAAGGATTACTTTTTGGGGTCCAAATCCCAAGTGACCCTGTACAAGGGACACTTGGGCGTGGGCGTCACTGAACCCTCGGGGCAACTCGAGTTGGTGGGAGATGAGAGGATCCAAGAGTATCCTCCTAGAGCTATGACGGGCTACGAAACGTTGATGGAGGGCCACGGTGTGTTTTGTGCGAGTGCGAGTAGTTATTATAACGCGACTTCACACTTACCATGGCAAGCTTTTACTCCCGCTGCTACTTCCGGTGCACCTGACGGTTGGAATTCTGGTGATAACTCAACTGGAGTCAATTTAGGATATTACGCTGAAACAGCATCAGGTGAAGCTACTTCTGCGGCCGCCTTGTTTGAAGGTACAAGAGGTGAGTGGGTACAATTAAAATGCCCTTATCCCATTATAGTCAAAAAATTCGCAATAACCGGGCGTTCTAACAATACATACGCCGGTTCACCTGAAGACCAACCAAAATCTGGTATTTTATATGGAAGCAATGACGGAAACAATTGGGACGTCTTAGCCAATTTTTTAGGACTGACATACGGTGGAGCCTCGGGGGGTGCTGGTGCAACGGGTGGTACGGAAATTGTAGAAGTAAATGCTACGAAGGGGTACACACGTCTAGTATTACAAGCTACCGCTAGGGTAACAAATTATGGTACCGACGACTGGATAAATATTGGGCAACTCCAATATTTCGGCACCCCCGGTCCCACGACCCTTGATAAGGGTTCGCTGAGCCTCACGAGGTCCCTCGATGTGCCCCGCGTTTCGCGGTACGACGTGGATACGGAAACTCCGAGACCCGAGAAGTTGGTGTTGGATTACGATACCACCGTCAATTCGAGTCCTACGGATATTAGTGGAAATGCAGTACATGGTACATTTTTTAATGGTGCCACATATGACGATAACGGAAAGGCGTTCAGTTTTAATAATACACAAGGTGGTATACGGGCTCAGACAACCAATTTTGACACAAGTGGTAAACATAGTTTCGTGGCGTGGATGAAATTTTATTCTTTCGGTCATTGGTACGGACTTTATGGTTTAGGTACAAAGGACGGAAGTGCGTCAAACTTCACTATTTATACAGGCGCTGGAGGCTCACTCGGGGCAACCGATGGATTTCGTCTTGAATCTAGGGGGGGTGGTAGATATGATGATCGTGTATGGTCAGAAAGTCAAAAAACAAATAAATGGTACCATGTGGCCGTAACGTGGGATGGTACGGGTGGTTTATCAAATGTGGATATGTATATAGATTTGGTTAAATTAGCTCGGGGAGGTGCTAATGCGAGCGCCACGTCGAGTATTACACTTCCTACTGACAGGGCAGTTCGTATAGGAGCTGATGCACGCGAGTTTCATGGTGCAGGCGCCGGTTCTAATTTTAATGGACTAATATCAAACCCCAAATTCTATTCGGAAGTCTTGGAATTTTCGGAAATAAAGAAACTCTACAACTTGGGACGAACCGGGCGGTCCATGGTCATCAGCGACACAGCCGTCGGTATAGGGAAGGCTCCCGAAGCGCAGTTGGACGTGAGGGGGAATATAAATTATGACGGAGTTATTAAGAGCAAAAATCCCATAGCGTTTGCTGTATATAGGGACTACATTAATAATAACAGCAGAAACCACAGTTATACTGGAAATGCTTTATTTAATACCGTTCATTATAATTATGGCGGTCACTTTGATATCGGTGATTCCAAATTTATAGTTCCTGTGAAGGGTTTATACCATTTCGGTTTCTCTGCTTACACAAATCAGTCAGCTGGAACACAGAGTAGATTGAAGATAATGGTAGATCCAGTAGATGGTGGGTCGACGACTTACCTAGAACAAAAAGGATTTACAATTCAAATGCATGGCAACTCTATAAATACAAATGCTTATTGTGATGCGGGTGATAAAATTTGGTTGAGTGGGAACGGCACCAGTCAACGTCTCTATATGTACACACAAAATGGTCATAATCGTTTTTACGGATATTTAATTTATGCGTTATAGTAATGACGCCTCTCGAGTGTGTAATAAGTGTACTTGACGAAATGAAAGCCCCAGATGGACATTGGTGTGGTGACACATGGGAATCTATTGGATATCCAGATGGGTACGAAAAACCTCCGAAAGAAGAATTCGAGCTAAAACTGCAGCAGCGCATCGAAGAAAATAAATGGAAAATTCTCCGCCAAGAACGTAACCAGCGCCTCGCCGAGGCGGATTGGATCTTTTCAGAAGATTATGCGATCGACGACGAATCATACAAACAATGGCTCACGTACCGTAAAGCTTTACGCGACCTTCCCGCGGTGACCGAGGATCCAGCGAACCCCGTTTGGCCGGAGAAACCAGCGACACCTTCGGGAACGACCGAAACTAAAGATTATACCCGCGAATTACAGATCGAAAATAATCGACTCAAGAATAAGGTGGCCATCCTCGAAAACCGCCAAACGCACTTTAATACACTTCTCGTAGACGTAATCGGACGTATCGAGAAGCTCGAGCGACCCACTTAAAAAAATGAAGACCTTTATACGTAAGTATGAATATCATCGACGTATGTGGTCTATTAGGATCTATCGTCATAGTACTCATGTTTATACCCGAAATCTATCACGTGTATAAACATAAAGACGCGAAAGCTATTAACTATACCTTTTTACACTTAAATTTACTAGCGAGTGTTTTGTCGCTCGTGTTCTCTATACATTATAACGTAATTCCCATGACCATTACGAATCTCGCAGCCGGTTTATTTTCATTGCTCATGTATTACTTCAAGATCACGTTTGAGTGTATACAAGATTCTCCGGTGTAAAAGATGTTTACTAATTGTAGATGAGTGATACGAGCCACCACGTACTCACAGGAAAACTGGATATCACCAGTAATTTACTAGTAGGATCTTCCCACCTGTTTGTTGATACCAATAATAACAGAGTAGGTCTCGTCACCACAGATCCTCACGCAGGTTTACACGTGAATAGTAACGCGTACGTGAATACGGATTTACGCGTGGGACCCGCGGGTCCAAACCAAGTCGTAATAAACGCCACAGCTGGACGTATAAAAGCGGCTTCGTTTGAAGGAGACGGGTCTTTATTACAAAATACACCGCCGGGCGCAGATGGTGCCGCGGCAACAATAGCAGTCGGAACGACAACAACTGGAGCTGCGGGAACGTCTGCCTCAGTGACAAATTCTGGTACGACTTCCGCTGCCGTATTTAATTTTACTATTCCGAAAGGTGATCAGGGTATACAGGGGATTCCGGGTAATGATGGCGCAGACGGGTCTGACGGAGCGCCTGGCGCTGACGGAACCAACTATTTCGTGTTAAGTGGATCGAATATTTATAGGTCTACGGGGAACGTTGGGATCGGTAACACAAACCCATCTGTAGCTAAACTTCATATAGGACCGTTAAATGGTGATCATTTATATTTAGCTTCTGGGAATAATGCGTATGGCTGGAAATTGGATACGGATGATCAAAGTAACGGTGTTGTACCTTTTAGAATTAAGAAACGAACTGCTGATGTGGATACGACTGTTTTGACCATAAAGAATCAAGATGGCTTTGTCGGAATCGGTGCGAGTGTTCCCGCGTGCGCCTTAGACATCGCCGGTGAAGACGTGATGATTCGAGGCAATACACCGTCGTTACACTTTAGCGAAGGTACTAATGGTATGGATGGAGCTTTCAGAATTCATTACGATGGAGCTAACCAGGTTAACGGTAATAACTTTTTAGCGATTCAGCATGGTACAAATTTTGCAGACACGTCCCTGCATTGCACCCGCGCCGGAAACGTGGGGGTCGGTACGAGTTCCCCGGGCGCCGTACTTGATATTCAGGGTTCCCAAGCTTTTGATGCTTCAACCACATTGAGAGTTTTAAATCCAGCTTCCCAATACGGAAGAACTCAACTCCACCTCGTCGGGCGATATGAGGCTGGTAATGATGCATGGAGTTCGGGAGGCGCGAGAAACGCAATCATGTTTAAGTCTCAGTCCAGTCAAAATAGTGCTATAACTAATCAATGGACTATCCAAAGTTTCCCGAACGGAACGAGTAATGACTTGGGTTTTATGTCTGGATCAAATGACGCCCCAAGATTTATTATTAGGGGGAACGGATCTACCGAATTTTTTCCCGACGCGCAACACCCTCTTAAAGTGACCAACCAGGGTACGGCTACGGATACGTATAACTTTGTACTGAACGGACCGAGGCCGGGGACATCGGGTGGTGGAGCGACACATTTCATCAACGGGTCGACCAGAAGCCAGGATGGTGGAACTAATACGTACACGATACGCAACGATAGCGGACAGTTACGACTCGGACATAGTTCGTATACGACCCTAATGCAGGGTAATCATCTTCGAATGGCCGAAGGAGATAACAGCTTTTTTCACTTCGGTCCTAACGGTACGTGGGCTGGCGAACTGTTCGTGGGTGCGACGAGCGATAGGTCATCTTCTGCATACAGAGCACAGTGCATTTCCACGAACGGTAATTTACACTTAGACGCGGGGGATGGACGTGAAACGTATATAAATTATTACAGCGGTTCGGCGACAAGAGTAAATAATATTCTAAGAATGGAAGGAAGTCAAACTGAATGGCTCACCATGGGTGGTCAACTGACGCACAGGTACACTCACAATACATACTCTTGGGGGAGATGGAACGGGCCTCACCATTTTGATTTGTATTCAAACACCAACTTCACACAATTCAACGGGAATGTGAATACTGTACCGTTTTACATAAATTTCTATTCTCACGCACCCATAAGAACCTATAATTACACCACAATAACAAGTGACGATAGAATCAAAATAAACGAAAAATACATCGAAAACGCGACACAGACACTCTTAAAACTTAAACCACAGAATTACGATAAACTCGCGTGTTTAGAAAAGGATAGGGTAGAGGGGGAGGAAGTGTGGTTCAAAAAGGACTCCGGTCTCATAACACAAGATGTATATTACGACGCCCCCGAATTGCGACACCTCGTCTTACTCCCACTAGACGCGGAAGTTCCGGACGAAAAACCATACGTAGATGACGATCCTCAGAAAGATCCCGATTATTCCATGTGGGGTAGTGAACCGGCAGGTCTGCAGTATCAGGGATTCATACCGTATCTCATCAAATCTAATCAGGAAATTTATGAAGAGCTCCAAACCACCAAATCCGAGCTCCAATCAGAAAAAGAAAAAGTTGCCACGATGGAATTATTAGTGGCATCCCTCGTAAAGCGCGTCGGAGATCTTGAAAATCTAGTAATTTAAAGAAAAAGTGCATCTAAAAAGTACAAAATGTCTTGTGTTGCCGCTCTCAGGCCTATCGTTTCCGTAAACACCCCCTCTAAGATCAAGTCTAAGTCTAAGACTGTTGCGTCTCGCACTCCCCCACTCAAAAAGGTCGAGCGTCCCAATGATTTCCTTTCTGTCGCCGAACGTGTAAACGGTCGTGCAGCCATGATTGGTTTTACCTCCGCCGTAATTGACGAGGTTATGACAGGACACTCTATCAGTACACAGTTCCAAGAGAACATCGGCCTCTCCGTCGCCGTCGCGGCGCTCGCCTTCCTCGGTACAGCAGCAAACCCCAAGGATGAGGGGTATGTTCAGGGATTCTGGAAGCCCGAGACCGAGCTGGTCAATGGTCGACTCGCTATGGTCGGTATCATGTCACTCCTTCTCACAGAGTCTCTTCATCCCCACGTCCCATTGTTCTGAGCTTAAAAATAAAAACGTAGTATAATATAAAACATGTCAGGTGGAATTGCCCAATTAGTCGCCATTGGTGCCCAAGATGCTCACATCGTAGGCCAGCCAGAGGTGTCATTTTTTAGGTCTAACTATAAACGCCATACAAATTTTGCTCAAACTGTTGAGCGTCAGGTCATTCAGGGGAACCCCGTCGCGAACGGTATGTCTACTGTTCGATTCGAGCGCAAGGGTGATCTCCTCGGTTTCGTCTATCTCGCCCCCCGTAGCGGCACAGCCTCTTACTCCGCCAACCAATGGCTCGGTCAGGTTGCCAAGGTAGAATGGTTAGTGGGGGGTCAGGTTATCGACACCCAAGATGCAAACTTTTCTCAATACGTCGCACCCACCGTGATGAGCCAGAACTTAACTAAGTCTATTACTGGTTACGGAGAGAAGACGGGTCGCTTTTATCCTCTCAGATTCTCGTTTTGTGAGAACTGGCAATCCGCCATTCCTTTAGTCGCATTACAGTACCACGACGTAGAAATTCGAATCACGTGGGGTGGTTCTCTCTCTGGTGCTTGGGAGTGCTACGCGCATTTCATCTACCTCGATACCGATGAGCGCTCTTCCCTCGCCGCTACATCCCAAAACATGCTCATTACACAGACCCAAAAGTCCGTCGCTTCCAGTTCTACTATCCAGGAGCTGAACCTGAATCACCCAGTTAAATATTTAGCCGCGGCCGATGGTAGCGATTTAGCGATCGCAGCCGACGATAACAAGATTAAACTTCAGATTAACGGTACCGATGTTACCGACTTCAAGTACACTGATCCCCACTTTACCGCCGTTTCCGAGTATTACCACACGTGTGCTTCCGCTTCCGCGGGTGCCGACAACAAGAAGCGTTTCATCTACCCCTTCTGCTTCGAGACTGGAAAGCTTCAGCCGACGGGCTCCTTAAATTTTAGCCGTGTGGATTCGGCCCGTCTCGTAAGTGAGACTGCTTCTCACGCCGATGACATATATGCCGTTAATTACAACATTATGAGGATAGAATCAGGTATGGGTGGATTAATGTACAGCAATTAAATCCCGTATAATAATAAATGTGGTTTTTCCTATTTCTCGCATTTTTCGTGTTTATGATCACCTACGATCCTAAATCCGGAACGCTTAATAAATACATTTCCAATTCTCCAGAAGAGAAGAAAGAGAACGCGCCATGTAAACATGGACACTTTAACGAAATACAATTCGCCCAACAAGGATACGAATGTCCCAGTAACGATAAAACGAATATGGGTGCAATAATATCTACTTAAAAATAACATTTGTAGATTTTACATAATGTTTGCATTTGACCGTGACACCGCAGTTCTTGTCGCCGTCGCCATTTGTGTTTTCGCTACCGTATACATGTACAGTCAGTACAAGAAAACGAATGAGAGTATCGAAGAATTCAGGGAGGCACTCGCCGATAAGCAGAAGCCCATGGTTTCTTTAGAGCGTCCCCGACCCGCACCTTGGGCCTCGAAAATTCCCGTCGAAGTTAAGAAGGTTCCCATTCCCGTAGTAGAGGAGAAGACCGAAAAACCATCATCTCCCGTCATCACTGAGGAAGAATCCTCCGAATAATCTTATCAGGGGATTGTAGAGTGCGATGAGCAATGAAAAAACATAAAGCCATCGCCATACCCGTAATATATAACGGAGACGTACCAAGATTTTTAACAGTCAGAGATAAAAGATTTAAGGAATGGATTTTTGTTACCGGCGGTTGTAGACGTAGAGAAATCAATAATCCACTCCGAACCGCTTTAAGAGAGTTGGAAGAAGAAACTAGGGGAGTAGTTTCTTTAAAAAGGGGGGAATATACAACATTTTCGTTCACAGTTAAAGAAAGTCCTACGGTTGATTTAGAATACACTGTATTTATATTTTTCGTTAATTATTCTCGACATGAACAAAATGATCTAGTCAAAAAATTCAACGAAGAAAAATATAAGATGCATACCAAAAAAATTCATATGAAAAGGACGTACGACGAAAATGATTACATGAGTTTCGATACCTTACCGGAATTTAATTCCAGAAGGAGATGGGAACGAATCATAAAATACGTCCTAAAAAACCCAGAATTTTACGCCTGCGTGACTTCTCCCAATAGAAAATCATTTGCTATTAAATAATGAAGTCCAAGAGTTATATTCTCATGCAAATCAAGGATATTCTGATTGATCGTAAATCGTACACACGTGAGAAAGCTGAGCGATACACAGAGGAACTCAAAGAAAAAACTGTATACGAACTTTTAGTTTTAAAAAAACAACTCGTGAACGAAGATGAAGAATATATCGATGTTTCGTATCGTCGTTCGATTTGGCACGAAGAAGAAGATTAAAAAAATAAGTATAAGATAACGTAAGTATGTTTAAGTCGTGGTGTAGACGACAAGGATTTTGCAATGGATCCAATCTATCACACGTATTAATGGATGGTGGAATACTATCTGTCCCGTTTGATAAATTGAATGAATTTTACGAGATGTGCATTAAGTGCATAAACAATGGTGAAAAGATATACGTCGTCGAACAGAAAACTGATACGTATAACTTTTTCGTAGATATCGATTACAAAGTGGACGAAGAGTTAACATTCGATCATTTAAAAGAAGTGTCGAGATCTATATGTGATCGTGTCGCGTTTTTTGGTGGAAAAGACGCGCTCATTTCGGTCGCGGAACCTAAATCCGTGGGAGATAAAATCAAACATGGAATACATATCAATTGGTCTGATTTTGTCGTTGATCACGGATCAGCTATGGCCCTGTATTCACATATCGTATCCGCATTAAATATTTTATTTCCTAACCGACCGTGGAGCGATATTATCGATACCGCCGTGTATGGAAATGGAAAACGAAAAACACAAGGAAGTGGATTTCGTATGCCATGGTCACACAAAAAGGCGAAACATGATGCATGTGATGGAAGGGGTTGTGCGTTGTGTGAGAATGGAAAAGTAACACAAGGCCCATATAAACCAGTGATTATATATTCACACAAAACAAAGTCACTCGAATATATTTTCGATAGGGAACCATCCGTAGAACTATTACAAATGGCAACGTTGCGTACAGAAAATAAGGATCATGTCGTGATAGAAGGATCTGTGCGAGAAGAGGGATCTTTTACGATACAGGATACACGTGATGTATATACCAATTACGAGGTTATATCTCAAATTGAAACATTTATTCAAAAACATCTTGACGGTCAACAAAAAGCGGAAATCGTCAAAGTTTTCAAAAAGGACAAATCGTATCTCATATCTACAACATCTAAATACTGTGAAAATCTGGGTCGTTCACACGCGTCAAATCATGTATGGTTTTTAGTAGAAGGTGATACCATTCATCAGAAATGTTTTTGTACGTGTGAGACCATGAGAGGTAGAAAATACGGATTTTGTATGAATTTTGGTGGTAGAAGACATGTATTACCGGATAAGATTTACAAAGCCATGTATCCAGATGGATATAAACCATTCATGTTTTGTCAACCCATTCCAAAGGAAGTTAAACCCAGCACAGAAAGTTTGGTCGATATGCTCACCAATTTTATAAGTAAATACGTCACAAAAAATACCACAAAAGTCGTGTCCGTTACGAAAAAAATGAAAAAAATGTACATCATCAACACGAATGCACGTTGTCAAACGTGTAACAAGGAAAATTTACAGTTTAGAATAAAACAAAATTCTGTATTAGAACAGTTGTGTACGTGTAAAACGCGATCTCATAATCTCTTAGATAAAATAAAAAGAGTATTATAGGAGATGTATGTCATACTTTTCATCATAGTTTTGTTTCTCATATTTTCAAATACCGTCACGATAGAGACCAAAAAGGATAGAATAGATGATCTCATAAAAGAGACGGAAATCTATTCAGGTATAAACCCAGAATTATACACAGATTTTATCACGAATATACAGTTTGCAAAAGATAACGTTAAAGATATATACATAGCTTACGATCACGTTTTAAAAGCTTTGGGTTACTTTAACGAAATAGCTCTTTATGTTGTTCCCATAGATCCAGACGTTCAGGACGAAATAATTGCTCTGAATGAGAAAATACTATTAGAATTCGAAAAGACGTTTAAAAAGGAAGCAAACAATCAAAAGTTACGTTTTGTACCTAAATATACTTAAAAGATATCTTTTAATACTTTTTACATATGACTGTAGTCAAAACTCGATCAGGAAGGGTATCTAAACAGCCAGTTCGATTAGAGCCCACGGAGATACCAGAAGATGATTATTCCGACGACGGGGCGTCTGATGAGGATTTTTGTGAAACTGACGGAGAGGACATATGCGAAACAGACGATGAGAGCGAATCTGAAGACGAATCTGATGCAGACGAACATGGTAATCTAAAAGGGTTTGTCGTTGACGATGATGACGTTAGCGAAGATGAGAGTTATGTCGAAAGCGATGAGGAATATTCGGCTTAAAAAGATAATTAAATATATTACATATGGAAACAGAACTCGGCAATCCCATCGAATATAGTCCGGAACTTCCAGATAAGAACGAGCCGGTACATAACGAAGAGTTAGACGCGCCGTATTACCTTCCTCATCCATCTATGATGATGCAACCTCCACCTCAGATGATGCAACCACAGATGGAAAAGAATGATTTCTTATCGAACTTGGATAAAAACGCATATATCATAATTTTCGTTTCATTTATTTTGGGGTTTTTCATGGGAAAGACTATGCAACCAGTCATTCTTCGCCCCGGATGAATATCCTTCAAAATCCCCTATAGGCCCATCAACCTTCTCGTTATACGAGTATCTACCCGTACTCTTATAATAAGGATCATATAGATTATCTTTTATCACGTCGCTCGCGGTCGTCGCAACCTTATCCACCGTGGTAGCAAACTTCATGTCTGGGTTTATGAATACATAAACGACGAGTAAAAATACACATGCGAGCATCAGTAATGCCAAACTTGGAATACAAGTATACATTTTCTTATTAAAAGAGAATATTTTTTTTAATAAGAAAATTCTTTACAAATTTTTTTAAAAAATTATAAATATTTTTTTT